ATCTACAACAGAACTGATAGCGTTTGTTTGCTCCTCACACTGACCTTCAAATCTAACTGCGTCAGGTTGTTGAGATACGCCACCAATAAGGTTGGGTAAAGAAGTATTAAGTAATGCCATTAGGAAATATCGTAGTTACGATTTATACCAACTCTAACTGCTGCGTCATAGTTGTCAAATATAGTTCTGTCTGAAGTTCTGCTATCAGCTTCTTGTAGGTTAGCTCTAGCAGTATACTCATCACGAGCAATCAATGCTTCAAGTTCTTTAGAGCCAATGATACGACCCTGGAATATTCTTGATGCCTTGAGTGTAATGTATCGTCTAGCTACTTCAGGTAAGCTATCATAATCAAGTAAACGAATTTGGTTTACTGTTAGGTCGCTTGTAAAAGTCGTTGTATTATTCTTTCGGTCAAACAAAGTTGCTCCACGCTGAACAATATCTAAAGATGTATCCACTGGGTCAAACTGAATGATGTCAGTACCAACAGTAATAGAACCATTAGAAGGGGTGTACTTAACATCTATTTCTGTATTAAAGTGCCAACCTTCAGTCTGTACTTCTTTACTAACCTCATCAAGAACAGATATAGCAGTTGATACCGATACTGGTAAGTTAGCGTTGCTTATGCTATTCACTGGTGATTCACCAATATGTCCTAGCATAGAGTTTACTGCTTCGAGTTTAGTAGTTAGTGTAGCCATATTATTTAGACCTTTGTTTAATTAATGTTACTAATAATAATGAAAAGCCTAAAAGCAATCCATAAAATGAGGGTTCAGGTATGCTGAGATAAGGGACATCCAGTCTGTAATCAAATTCTTTCCAAGTATATTGAACACCCTCGAACTCAAGTCCTTTAAAGTCTTCTCGTAAGAACTCAGGCATATCAGGAATATAAAAGAATGGTGTATCAGATATAACAATAGATATTGGCTCTTCTATTTCAAAAGGTTGTTCTATTGGGAGTAATGGATACTCAGGTTCAACAATAGGAAATAATGGGTATTCTAGTTCGTGGCTCATTTCTTAAATAGGGATTTTAATTCTTTTATTATTTTAGAGAAAAAATTGTTTTTAGGGAGAAACATCGCAATGATAGAACCTATTGCTACATAGGTAAAAGCCATTGCCATTAGGTCTTCTTTGTAATGTGAAAGTATATAGTCTATCATGATGTTGGTGATACTTGTCTATTAGGAGAAATCTCGTTTTCCATAGGTTCAAAAGGAGTTTCCACTATAGGTGGTTCAGTCTTGACCTCTTGAGATTTTTCATTAGTTTCTTGTTCTGATGATTGTTCTTGAGATTCTTGTTTATCTTCAGTTTGCTCTTCTTGGGTTTCTTCTTGGTTATCTTCTTTGGCTTCTTGTTGTTCACCTTCGTTAGATGAATCTTTTTCTTCTGATTTGGATTCCGTTTCTTTTGGCTCTTGTCCTTGTTCAGTGGGTGACTGCTGAGAAGGAGTATCGGAGGAAGTACCTTGTGAAGAAGCAGAGGATTCAGGTGTGGTGTCCGAAGACTCAACAGATGGTGATGAAGTCGATTGTAGTTCGGAAACCTCAGCGACCTTCTCAGCGATAACTTCTTGTCCCCATACATGGAGGTCATTGAAATCAACAACCATCTCGAAGAACTTAGGGACTTCAAATCGTTCTTCTACAACATCTTCTGCAACTTCTGCAACGAAGACTTGTGTCATATCTACAGCTAACTCAGTCTGTGTAACTGCTGCTGTACTAACTGCAACAGTACCAGCAGTGCCTAGAGAGCTTATCTTTTCAACGATAGGGAACTCTCTAAACTTTTCTAGTAGCGTTTTATTAAATTGTTTAGTGCCTTCTTCGGCAACTTTTAGGGCTTTGTCTGCTCCGACTTTAATGTCGCCCATACCCTCTGATTCAAGAAGTATGTCGAGTGCTTCCTTGTGTTTAACAAGAAGTTCTTTAGCGACTTTTTTGTCCATTTATTTTTTCTTTGGAAACCCCTTCTTCATATTGTCGTATGACTTCTTAGAGATAGTGGATTTCTTTTTAGAGCGGCTAATGCCTAGTTTTTTTCTTCTATTGATATTTTCGTATAGTGACATAATTTAACATTTCCATCGTTTAAGGGCTAATGCTTTACGAGTAGGTCTACCTTTAGAATCTTTCATAGCTCCTTTAACACCTGACATTCTAGCACAGAAGCTACGCTTTCTAGCTCCGCCACCAGGCTGTGGGGCTTTAAGATTAGAACCTGTCTTCTTGTTATAGTAGTCACGACCTTTCTTGGTCAGTCCACCTTTCTTAGACTTATGTTCTTTTCGTAATGATACACCTTTTCGTTTCATAAATAAAAAAAAGCCCCCCAAGGAATAACCAAGGAGGGCTTAGAGTTAAGAGGGTTTATGCAGGAAGAATCTTCACTGAACACTCAGGGCGTAGTACACCATGACCCATTGCATATTTAGCAACGAATAATGTACCTTGACGCTCGATTTGGTACTCAGACTCAGTAGCTAAGTCAAGTAACTTAACAGTACCGATAGCTTCTTTTGTACCAACTAGGATACCATGCTCAAGTGAAGCACCTGAACCAGTAGTTAATGCAGAGAAGTCACCATTGTAACCTACTCCACTTCCACCGAAGATATCATTGTTTGATGAGCCATCATCATTGTCGGCATTAGTTTGGTCATTTGACCCACCTGTACCAGCAGCAGAGATGTTTCCTTCAGCAATGATTTCAAGGAAGTTAGAACTTTTCTTGAGTTGGATACCAGCTACTTCAACTACTGTACCTTTAGCAGCATCAGCAGAACCACCTGAAGTGTCTTTGTTGATTGCAACATTATCAGCAGTCAATAGTTTGTAGTATTGAGCAGGAGTTACAACTGCGTAACGACCTTCACTTGGAGCGTCTACTTCGTCTAACTTAGTAGCAGCAGCATATAATGCGTCAATGATACCAGCAGTAGTGTTAGTTGTAGCACCAGTGATTGAGTTACCACCAGCTTGAGGAGCAGATGCACCTGTACCAGCAGCAGCAAATAGAGTCTTCATTGTAGCAATGTCGAATCTTTTAGCTAGAGCTTTTCCAAGTTCAGCAGCATATATTGAGCGAACATCGTAATGTTGCTTTAATTCATCAATGTTAGCAATGAATGTAGATGATACAAGAACATCATCAATAGTGATGACACGCTCGTTCATTCCAATAGAGCTTAACATTGAGTTACCTGAGTCAGCGATATTGACTCCAGGTGTATGATATTTAGCAGTAGCAATGCCTGATACAGGGAACTGAGCAGACTTACCTGAAGAGATTGTTCTCATCATGTGTAGGTCTTTCATGACATTGTTTTGCTCAAAAGCAGTCAAGATTTCTCCTGAGAAGACTTTGAGAAACAACGCATCATTGTCAGAACCACCTGAAATCAAACCACTTCTACTAGGGGATGTATTTCCATTAGCCATAGTTTTTTCTTTCTATATTAGGGTTGTGATTTTAGTTTATTGTTTTTGTCTTCGATTATCTGCTTACCGAATGTTATCCTCCTCAGAGGGCATTGTGCTTATTAATCTACAACGAAAGTATTATAAGAAGGTCATAGCTCTTTTTGAGTATGCTTCTAGGCGTAGTTGTTTGTTGTCATTGATAGGCGTATGTACTCGTCTCCAAGCACCTCCACCACCATTCCATATAAACAACCAATGCTTTACAGTAGGTGTTATACCTTGCCTTTTAATATACGCAGAGTAATGCGTTAAAACTGTGAAAGCAATTTCTTTAGATATTTTAGGGTCGAAACAATCTTTGTGAACAAGCGTTTTACCAGCGATACGATTATAGTCTTTAACCATAATGCTCGTGATTTGATAGTGTCCAAAAGCTTTACCATTGTCGCCAATGACTTTTGGGCTACTACTCGGATACACTTCCCACATAGGGATTTTTGACACGAATTGGGAGATTGACAGATTTTCATTTGCTGTTAATTGAGGGGTTAGGAATACAATTAAAAGAACTAATATTAATAATTTCATTCATATTCTTATTTGACTGTTGATGAACCAAAGTAAAAACTTACTATGGTTATAATACTGGTTCGTATTTCAGGAAGTATTACATATCCATGTAGTGTCTCATATGTAGTACCTTTAATAAGCCCAAACCATTTACTATACTCTTGAGCAACAGTAACGCCATCACCACTATGAGCTAATATGAATGGTGCTATTACAACACCAAACAATACTACGATAACAATAAATCGTCTTACCCAAGCACCACCAGCACCACCTCGTTTATCGGCAGCATCAGCACTAGATGTATGTGCTTCTGATTTCTTTATTAGGTTTTCTACATTTGCTTGTTGGGAGGAAACCATAGTACCAATGAGTTTAAATATAAACCCACTCATACCACCTCCAAGCATTGCTATTAATTCAGTTGGCATAATTATATTGCGGTTGTGACTGCTAGTCTTTTCTCGACCATTTGTCTATATCCAGGGTCTTCACTATATCGTGGGTCTCTCATTGCTCTTGTTACCTCGGCAGCAGAAGCAAATGGTTTAGCACCAGCATCAGCAGCAGAAGTCCCACCTTTTTCTAGTGATGGCTCACCACCTCCTAGAGCTTTGTATTGAGCATATAAACCTTTAACTGCAACAGTTGCTTGGCTTACAGTTCCACTCTCTACAATAGTATTGAACGCATCTAGCTCATCATCGGATAAGTTTTCACCTGCCCATGTAGCCATAGCGTTATACTCCCCAACACCTCCAACAGTTTCGTGGATAGTGTTAGTCTGAGCATCTACTAATGATTGCTGTCCAGCGATATACGCATCGACCATTTCTTTAGGGATACCAGCTTTATCAAGACTCTCATAAGTCTTTTCAGATAGCTCCCCATTATTTGTAAATTCTTCAGTGGCACTTGATATAACATTATCAGAAGGTTTAGAAGTTTCTTTAGGCTTCTCTTCTTTAGCTTCTTTAGTGTCTTCAGGCTCTGATAGTTTTCTCTCAGCTTCAGCATAAGCTTTAGCCATATCTTCAGGAGACTTAAACTTCTCAGGTAACCAATCAGGTCTGTCACTTTCAATAGGAGTCTCAGTTTCATTAACTTGTTCTGATTCAGATTGTATTGTCTGACCCCTAGCTTTAGCAGCTTCATCTTGCATTTCAGCTTGCTTTTCAAGTGAGATATTTTCTTCCTCACTGTGTTCTTGTATTACTACTCTTTCCATTATTACTCGCTTATAGGTTGATTCATATTCGCTCCGTCTTGAGCTTTAGATATTTGGTTACTAACAGCGTTTACACCATTAGGTATAGCAGCTTGCATCATCGCTGCTTGTTGGGCTTGTTGAGCTTCTTGTTGCATCTGTTCAGGAGACTTAATAAGCTCTTGAGTTTTGATACCAAGGGATGTAGCTCTACGCTTAAAGTATTCACTTACATTAACGAACTGAGCTACTGCTTCTGCACCAACAACTTGAGATGCCCCAGCTAGGAACAAGTCAAGCTTCTGTAAATCGTTACCACGACCTAGTGCTTCAACACCTGTAATAATAACAGGGCTAACAACATTCTTAGGTAGTTCAGGTAATGATTTCTTTTTCTTCATTACTACCAATAGTCTGTTGACCATAGGCATTTGAAGTTCTGTACTTAGTAATGAGTAAAGACCACCAAGGGCAGACTCTAACTCTATACTTAACATTCTTATTTCTTCAGCAGTCACTCGCTCGGCTTGGCGAACAACTCCTGATGTAAGTAAGAAAGCGTGTCCAAGTCTATCTTTAATTGTATTGATAGTTTCTTGGGCAACTCTAAAGTCATTAAATTTATTTAGTTGAAGAACTGAGACATCGGCTGCGTTACCCTGAGAAATAGCACCATTAGGGGATTCTGCCAAGGTCTTAGCTCTAGTAGTCCCATTAGGATTAACAAGGAATAATACTTTAGCGGCAGCAGCACTACCTTCAACGATAGCTTGTGTGAGTGATTCAAGTGATTGTAAGTCTCCTAGATATTCTTCTACATAAC